ATACTGCTCGACATGATCATTGCTAACTGTCTCGCGTTTACCGGCTGGGGTGTCAATCAACTTTGTAAGCGCCTTTTTAATATCAGGGCACAGGGTGGAGACCAGCATCGTTTCACGTATCCAGGCCAGCATCTCCTCCTGGCGTTCTACACTAAGTGCCAGGGCGCGGGGTTCCTTGATAAATGCCTGGGCCAGCTGATACTGGAAGCTCCCATTGTCGATGTTGAGAAGGTCGATGACCTTGTTGTATTGAGCTTTATTGATCACCGCAACTGGGCCGAAAAGAGCCAGACATGCGGCGCATGATTGCTGATCCAGTTTGCTAACCGTTTTCAACCCATCTGCTGCTGCATTCTCTTCCTGCTCTACCTTGTCATCCAGCTCCGGCTGCGGCATTGCAGCTGGTTCGTTAGCACTGGCATTCCATACCGCTAGCGTTTCAAAAAAGTCAGTGCAAAAAGCGCCAGGTTCGACGGCTGGCAATTCTTCACGATGCTCCCACACCTTGGCCTTGAAATAATCGCCCATATTAGCAGGATAGTGCTCGGCCAATTTACCGGCAATAATGGCTTCCGCTGCGCTTTTATTTGGCGCATTAATAAAAAGAACTAGGTTTTTTAATTCAGGGTTTTCTTTGAGTGCCTTATCTTTTACAAAAAGAGCGCCGCCATATACTTTCAGTTCTACAGACATAATAATCTCACTAATGTTTGCGTGAATAATTTAGGATGTTGCTTTGAACTCTTTTAATTTGCGAGAGAGACTGTCGGGCCTTTATGTATTTCAGATAACAGTCTGAGTCTTTGCAAAAATGAAGGGTTTCAAACCTTTTATAACGTTTGATATCCCGTGCGCTTAGGTCGCACGAATCCCTGCGCTTTAAACAATGCGCACAATGTTTCTGTTCCATTTTATTTATCGCTATTTAGGGCGAGAGAATAAATTTAATTTGAGCCAGAACCCACCTTAATAATTGATTCGTGAAAATCTGGCTGAACTAAATAACAATTGGCGTTAAAAATACGCTCCTCATAAATTGCCTGGTCGCATTGGGCTTGCGAGGCATAAACTTTTTTAACCGCCTCAGTGCAATCAGTGCCACTGGAGCAGAGTGTTAAAACGAGAACGAATGACGGTGTCATTAAGAGCCACCTCAGCGATAATTTTGGCCTTTTCGATTTTTACCTCCTCCAGCATTTTTGAGTCACCGCAAAATTCTGCGATGCTCTGTTTAACCAAGATGGAGTTAATGCGGTCGCGAACAGATTTCATGTTAAGCATGTGCTGCAGCCTTACGCAGGTTTTCTTCTGCTGCCTCAAGGTTGCGAACCGCCTGATCGTATGTGGCCTGGGCCTTTAAAACCTTACCATCCGCTTTGCGCTCAAAAGGACAGGGGTTAGCATCACACTCACAACACTCTGCAACCGGGCAATAAGCCAGTGTGATAGCGGTCAGCACAGGCACCAGGGGAGATGGCGCGCATTCAATGGTGACGCTGCTAACCCCGGCGGCAAGTGCAAGCTCTGCAGTTGAAACTGCGGCTCTGATGGACACTTTTCCATGTGCAATAATTTTCATGATTCACTCCTTTAAACGGGTTTACGGTGCAACGCCGGTTTCCTGTGACGTCTTTCCCGGCGGTGCTTTTGATGCCCTTATCGCTGGGCCGCGGAACGTTTTACCTGTCGCACCGATGTGCTTAAGATGAAATCATGGTGAGCTAATGGCTAAATAAAATCAACCATAGGATAATAAAAAAGACGAAAAAAAACCGCCATGTGGCGGTATTCATTTGATTTTATTTAGGATTTATTTTTGCCTGGTAGTTGGATCAGCATAAGTTGCGTAAAAATCCTTTAGCTGCTGCAG